CAAGCTGCCAACGTAAAACTAGGAGAGATTCTAGAAGAACAAGAGAAGCAACTTCTTAAACAAGCAGACGCAGTCTTGGCAGGAGCAAGGGCTGAAGTCGCTAAAAATGATAGCATAGAGAATAGGGCTGCACTAATAGCAGCAGAGGCAGCGAAGTCTCAAGTGCTTGCAGACATTGAAGGAAAGAGAAGTGAGCAGATTGCCAACACTAACACCTTGTTACTAGAGCAGAAGGGTTTAACTACCTCCGTAACTAACGCAGAGAGAGACAGAGCTAAGGCTCAGAGAGATTTTGAAGCAGAGCAAGAACTTGACCCTATGGCAAAAGTAGCTAAACAGAGAGAAGCTTTAAGATTAGAGAATGAGGCTATCCTTGCAGACTTAGAATCTAAAAGAAAGTTATACAAGAAAGGAACTCAGCAGAGAGTAGATGCAGAACAAGAATACCTTAACAAGAAGCAAGTACTTACTCAAGCGGTTGTGACTCTAGACAAGGCTGAGGCAGATGCAAAGACAGCAACTCTTCAAGCTGTTAGCGGAGGTATAACGGCTTTGGGTAAATTGGCAGGAGAAAGCGCAGCGATGCAGAAAGCAACAGGAGTAAGTACCGCTATTATTGATACATACATTGGAGCAAACAAAGCATTTGCTCAAGGAGGAACAGCAGGGTTTGTGACAGGAGGGGCTATCATTGCGAGTGGTCTTGCTAACGTAGCAACAATACTAAGCACTAAGCTTCCAAATGAATCAGGCTCTCAGAATGTGCCACAAGGAGGAGCATCTGCACCTAGCTTCAACCTGATTGAAGGAACAGGATTGAACTCTCTTGAGAATAGTGTGAACGGTGCAGGAAGCAAACCCGTTAAAGCCTATGTAACTAGTGGAGATATTACCACAGCACAGCAAGCAGATAGACAAGCAGAGCTTAATAGTGGATTCTAGTGGGACAAAAAACAAATAAAATCGTTATAACAATATGAAAACATTTGAAGCTAAGTTTAAGAAAGGTGGAAAGGGAGTATTTGCTATTAGTTTAGTGAAAGACCCTGCCACTACTGAGCATTTTGTAGCTATGTCTACAGAGTCAAAGCTTATAAAGATGGCTAAGGTTGATGAAGAGCAGAGAATAGTAATGGGTTTAGTATTACAACCGAATCAATTAATTCCAAGATACAACGAAGAGACTGACGAAGAGTACAATATCGTATTCTCTGAAGAGACTATCAAGGACTTATCTCAGAACTTCTTTAAATCAAACAGCCAAAGTAATTCAAAGCTTGAGCATAGTGAGTCTATAGAAGATATCACTTTTGTTGAGTCTTGGATTGTTGAGAATTCAAAGGTTGATAAGTCTGCTAACTTTGGAATGAATTATCCTAAAGGCTCTTGGGTTGCTACTATGAAAATAGACAACGATGAGATTTGGAATGATTATGTAAAGACAGGTAAAGTACAAGGCTTTTCAGTTGATGCATTTGTAGACTTACAGGAGATTAATTTAAAAACAGAGATAAAAATGAACAAGAAACAAAAGAGTATTTTAACTATGCTCAAGGAGATTGTTGCAGGTGCTGAAGCTACAGAAGTAGTAGCTGAGGAAGTTGTTGCAGTTGAGATGGGTAGTGTTAAGTCGGGAGATTTAACTATTGAATTCGAAGGGGATAACCTTGAGGAAGGTACGGCTGTATTCGTTATGAAAGACGAAGAGAAAGTACAACTTCCTGATGGAACTTACTCTCTAGAAGGAGATAAAGAAATCGAAGTAAAGGACGGAACTGTTGCTTCAATGGGAGCTTCTGAGGAAGAGCCTACTGAAGAGCCTGCAGGAGACGAAGAGCTTGCAGTTGAAGACGAAGAAGTAAAAGAAGAAGAGCTTGAAGAAGAGCCTGCTCAAGACGAAGAAGCTGAGTTTATGATTGCTGTAAAGCAAATCTTAGATGATGCATTCAGCGAGTATGCTGAGTCTATGGGTGTTCAACTATCAGCTTTGAAATCTCAGATTGAAGAGGTTAACGGAAAGAATGTAGAATTATCATCTCAGGTGGTAGAGCTATCTAAAACTCCTGTAGCTGATGCAATCGTATCAACTCCTTCACAAGTAAAGATGAGTGGTCTTAAAGGAGCAATTGAAAGACACTCAAAATAAACAAGTATTTTAATTAATTAATAATAAATAAACAATAAAAGAATGGCAATTTCATCAAATTACGCAGGCTTTGAAGCAGTAGACATAATGCTAGAAGCACAAAAAGAAGAAGATACTCTAAGATTAGGGTTGATTACAGTTGTACCTAACGTAGGTTACAAATTAAATTTAAGAAACTTAGACGTTACTTTAGGAGTAGCTGACTATTCTTGTGGTACTACTCCTGCAACAGACGCAGTAGATTACTCTGAGAAAGTACTTACTCTTGCAAAGTTCAAGAATGAGTTTGAAATCTGTAAGGAAGACTTCAGACCAACGTGGTCAGGAGAGTCAATGGGAGCATCTGCTTTTAATGACCAAGCACCTGCTGATATTTCTAAGGCTATCGTAGAAAGCACAGCTTCTAAACTAGCACAATGGTTCGAAGACCAAATTTGGAACGGAGCAGGAACTGCAGGAACAATGGAAGGACTTATCACTCAGTTCAACGCTGATGGAGACGTAATCAAAGCAAACAATGGTATTACAGCTATCGGAGCAGCAGTTGACTCTTCTAACGTATTAGCAGTATTTGACGCAGCTACAGCAGCTATGCCTTACGCACTAAGACGTAAATCAGTAAACTTTATCGTATCTCCTGACGTAGCAGATGCTTACACAAAGTTACTTATTGCTAACGGAGCAGCTAACGGATTAGGTGGAGACGCTAACACAGGTCTTGTGTATGGTCGTTATTCTATCCAAACTGTTAACGGATTACCTGACAATACTATCGTAATCTTCGAAAAGAAGAACATTACTCTAGGAACAGGTTTGGCTAACGATGCAGATTCTATTCGTATCAAAGATATGGATGAGGTTGATATGAGCGGAAACGTTTTATACAAATCTGTATTCGGTGGAGCTGTAGGATATTCTTACGGAGCTGAGATTGTACACTTACTTACAACTGTAGCATAATCCAAACAATTAATTGGGGAGGGTTAATTCTCTCCCCTTATTTTTAACTTAATACATATACAGAATTATGGCTTGTGATATCAATATCGGACGTGCTCAACCGTGTAAAGACGGCTTAGGAGGTCAATCAACTCTGTATCTATACAATGGATTAGAAGATGCGTTTACAGTTGCTAGTGGAGAAGCTACAGCTATTAATGTATTGCTTGATGAGGTTTATGCTTTCCCTTTAGAGGGAGACGGAAACACTCTAGAGCAATCTATGGTAGGAGACAGAAACACAGGGAGTAAAGTCAATACTCAAACACTAACTACAGTGTTGAAAAAAATGGACGCAGCTACAAATGCTCAGTTTAACTTGTTAGTAGCAGGTTACCCACAAGCGGTAGTAGTTGATAGAAATGGGAACTTTATAGCTTTAGGCTTAGATGACGGAATCGACTTTACAGTTGTAGCATCTACAGGTGGAGCTAAAACAGATATGAATGGTTACACTTTAACAGGTGTTGCAACTACTAAAGAGTTAGCTCCTTTATTGGATTCAGCTACTCAAACAGCTTTCAAAGCTTTAGAAGTATAATTTAGTTTAGTTTTTTTTTTGGTTAGTTAACCCCTACAGAGATGTGGGGGTTTTCTTTTACGGGACAAAAAGACTTAAAAATCGTTATATTAATATATGATAATCAATCCGATAAATACGACACACACACTAAGGATAATACCTAGATTCAATCCTTCTGATAGTTTAGTTCTAAACATCAAAGACACTACAACTAACCTAGATGAGGATATATCTCTAAGCTCTTATGCCTTTACTACTACAGGTGGTATTGAGTTTGATTTTGATTTTGAAGCTACAGATGAGACAAGATACCAAATAACTATAAAAGAAGGAGATGAGGTTGTTTATAGAGGTATATCGATTGCAACATCTCAAGATACTCAAGAGTATCAACTAACTAATGATAAATATTATTTCTAATGGATATTAAATTAATCACATTATCTAATTATGTAAGACCTGCTTTAGTAGAGCATAAGTCTAGGAATTGGGTTTTAAATGGAGCAAATAATTCTTTCTATCAATATATAATAGACAGGAAC